CTGGAATGCACTCGACAGGTCGTAGCAGTAGGTTGTCGTAAAACCAAGGTGGCGAAGGCTGTCAATCATGCCCTTGATGCGGTTGCATTCCGCAATGATATCTGTGGCGAATGTGTAGCCGTTGTCGATCTTCGCGGCGTCGAGTGAGGCGATGTTGACGACGATCTGACGCTCGAGGTTCAGGATGTCGGGAGTGGCGTCTTTGAGGAGGCGGGAAGTCATTTGGTGTTCCTTTCGAGAACGGGTTTCTGTTGCGGACGCGAGTGCTTCCGCTGCACACACATTAGCACACATTTATGGTGCAACAGGGAAAGTTGGGCGATTTTTGGTGAAATTGTGAAAAATGCCGTTTCAAGGCAAAGAGGGGGGGTACATTGTGAAATTATGCACAGACTTGGAGCAACACAACTCTTTGAGAATCTGCGGGAGGATGATGCGAGAGTGCGAGAGAGACGCGAGAGGTGGTCGGCATGGCTCGAACTCGTCGGACCGTTGGGCTGGGCTGAGGCGTCTGCGCGGTCTGGCGTGAGCGAAGGGGACGCGGCGCGATGGATCCGAATCTTCCCCGACTTTGCCGCAGAATACAAGGCGATTGCTCCAGCGATGGTCGTTCGTCTCGAGCGCATCGTCGAGGACATCGGCGCCGGAACGGTCGTCGCGAATCGTGACCAACTGGCGGCGCTGACGCTGCGCTTGAAGGCGTTGGCACCGGATGTCTACCGCGAGAGGTCATCGGTCGATGTCCGTGCAGCCATCGCCATCGCCGCGGTCGGATCGGACAGCCGGGCGAGGCTGATGCTTGCGGAGTGGTCGGCATGACGCCAGCCGAGATCGTCCGGTTGCGCACTCGGTTCCTTGCTGCGACCGCAACAGACGCGCAGACGCACGCCGACTTCCGCGACCTGTTCGTGAAAGATTTCACAATGTGGCTTCGGCTCACTGGCTGGACCTACGCGCCTCGCGAAGTCGGCGTGGACGGACGCGAGGCGCCGTCAGTCAAGCCGACTCGACCGTTGGTGCTTTGGTCGTGTCAAGAGGCTGCGGCTGCGGAGATCCTCGAGGCGATTGCCGGGGGGCGCGATGTGGTCGTGCGCAAGAGCCGCGACATGGGCGCATCGTGGCTCATCAGCGCAGTCGCAGCATGGGGCTGGCTCTTCCACGGCTGGCAGACGCTGCTCGTCAGCCGAGTCGAAGACGGCGTGGATCGCGCAGGAGACCCGGACAGCCTGTTCTGGAAGGTCGATTTCCTCCTCGAGGCGATGCCGCCGTGGCTGCTCCCGATGCCAGCCAGCGACCTGCTGCGGCGAGGCTCGGACACACGGCAGCACATGATGCTCAGGCACCCTGTGACAGGCGCGACGATCACGGGTCAGGCTTCGACGGCGCATGTCGGTCGGGGTGGTCGAAGGACGGTCGTGCTGTTCGATGAGTTCGCCGCGATGGATGACGCCGAGGCAGCGTGGCGAAGCGCAGCCGACTGCACCGCGACACGCATCGCAGTCAGCACACCACTCGGCGCGGGGTCGCATTACGCCTCGCTCGTCAGGCAGGCAGGCTCGACAGGCGACCCGAGGATGGTCACCCTGCTCTACACCGACCACCCTCAGAAGGGGCACGGAGCCGAATCTAGGATCGATGCAGACGGGCGCATCACGGGGACATCGGGCAGCACATTCACGTGGACGCCTTGGTTGCAAGAGCAACTCGCGAGACGCGACACGGTGGACATGGCGCAGAATGTTTTCGCGACCGAGGTCGGATCCGGCGCGAACTTCTTCTCGCCTTCGGTCGTGACGCAGGCTCTCGAGGGCACCGACATTCCCCGGCGCTGCGAGGTCGTCCGTGGCAAGTTCGTCGATGACGCGAACGGTCGATGGCAGGTGTGGCGGGACGGCGAGGACAGCACGGAGTACGCGATGTTCGCGGATCCAGCCTACGGCACAGGCAGCGCGAATGCAGCCATCTGCGTGATGGACATGATGACGCACGAGGTGGTGGCTGAGTGGCAGTGCCCGAACACTCCACCGCACGACCTAGCGATTGTGATGGTCGAGGTCGCACGGACACGGTTCGCGGGTCGCCGTCCACCGATCATCGGCTGGGAGGTCAACGGCGCAGGCGCTGCGATGCATCACGACTTCGAGCGGCTGAACTGGTCTGAGGTGTACCGTCAGCGCGAGGTGGGTACGGCGCTCGAGGGACGCACGAGTAGAGTCGGATGGCACTCGACACGGAGGACGAAGCGTGTGCTGTTGAGTGGCTTGAGTCGAGCGCTGAGTCAGGGCGAGGTGACGGTGCGGAGTGAGGCTACCCTGCGTGAGATGCTTGATTATGTGATCATGTCAGACGGCTCGATTGAGGCTGCGAGTGTTCGTGACTTGAGCAGTGGAGCGCGTGAGAGTCACGGCGACAGGGTGATTGCGCTGGCTGGAGTGTTGATGCTTTGCGAGGAGGGCATCGGGACTGAGCCACCACCATTGCCACCTGCACAGCAGTCGATTGGTTCACTTCTCGGTCACACAACGGTCAGACGACAACAAGGAGGCTACTGATGACATCATCCGAAAAAGAGTTTCAGGCATGGTACGGGCGTCACGCAAAGCGGTTTGGATTGGGCGCCGACCCAGACGATCCGTCGCAGTTCTACGACTATCGTTCAGCCCATGCTGAGGGGGTGGAGCCGGGGGAGGACGGTCACTGGGACAGCAAGTTCAAGCGGGCTGGTCACCCGAACATGTATCCGACCTCGGGATGGGAAAACGCACTTATGAACGGCGTGGCTCGTGACTCAAAGACCGGGGAACTGGCAAATCCGGTGTCGGTCGCAGCCAATGATTCGGTTCGCAGGCATGTTCTGGCTCAACAAGCAATGGACATGGCGCGTGGGATAAGGCGCAAGCCGCGATGACCACAGCCTACGACGAGTTGAGTCGCAAGAGCATGATTGCCGAGTTGGTTTACTTGGACGAAAAAGCGCAGCAATTGTCTGCACTGAACGCAACGCTGTTGGCTACAGTGTCTCGACAGGCATCAGAGATTGACGCGCTCAGGCAGCGGGTGTTACTCGCAGAAGCGGCGTCGAGCGATGACTGACATTGGAGGACACCATGCCTGAAACTACAGACTGGAACAGCGGACAGGGCGCGTACCCAAGTGACCGCAACGAGTGGATGTTGACGATGTACGACCCGAAGGGTAACGAGAATGTGGTAAGGCATCTCTCGACCCAGCCCACGCGCAACGAGATTCGCTCGTTGTGTGATGACGAGATGGGTGATACCGAGAGCAAGGTGACCGTTGCGTGGAGTCTGACAGATGTCACGGGCGAACAGATCGACAATGGGGAACTCACGCTCAAGCCGACTGGCAGCGCGGTATAACTTTGTGAAATCTTTCACAACTTGGCTTGCGATTCTTGTTTGATGCTGTACGATTTTGTTGCCAGTCTGCTTTGACGATACGCACACACCCCGCCATCCTCATGGACAAGGGCGTAAATCGTCATGCATCACTCGCAGTTTTCTCGTGATTTGCAGCGTAAAAAGGATCTCCCATGAACATGAAGAAAAAAACATCTGGCAAGAAGTCCTCGGGCACCTCGGGACAAGCGAAGTCTCGTCAGGCAAAGGGTGGCAGCAAGGGCGGCGCAATGGGCGGTGGTTACGGTGGCGGTATGGGTGGGGGCATGGGTGGTAAAAGTGGATCAAAGTCCAAGTAAGGACAAGCCATGCTGTCATCCGACTTTGACACTCTCCGACGAGAGGTCGAGAGCGCCGAGCGCTTCCGCGACACCCACCTCAGTGGTCTACGTGACACGATTGAGCGTTACCACGGTCCAGCGTACCGTGACGACCGTGCGGACGCATGGACGGATGATCCCGAGAACTTCTACCACGAGTACGTCTCGATGGTGTTGCCCCGAATCATCCACGACAACCCCAAGTTTCGGATAAGAAACGGCAATCCGATCATTGACATGCTGGTTGGCAAGCGATTGCAACTGGCGATGAACCGTTGGGTGCGAATTACGGGGCTGCGGAAGACGTTGGAGCGCATCGCGACCGACATGTTGTTCTCGTATGGGGTCGGATTGACGGTGAGTGAGCCTCGACCAGAGGTTCGGCAGATCGACGGACGTGGTCCATACCTACCACGGGTGTATCGGATCTCTCCAGAGCGGTTCTTCATTGACCCAGCCGCGTCGAATATCGAGGATGCACGGTATTTGGGTCACTGCTACGCGGTGGACAAGGAAGATTTGATGAAGCGGGCTGAATCCGACAAGAGTTGGGACGCCCAAGCGATTGAAGACATTGCATCCAACACGGATTTGGACTACGCCCGCGACGACGAGGGGCGTAACATCCTTGACCGCAAGGAGTTAGCGGTGTACGAGGTGTGGGTGCCTGAGATCTCGAGCGATGTTGCCGAGCAACTTGACGAGATGCTCAATTTAGGCGTCTTGAACGGCATGATCTACACGTTTGTGAAGGGTCGCAACTCGGAAACGAAGTGGGATGGGTACATCCGTGCCCCGATTCCGTACTACGGACCACGTGGTGGACCTTACACGGTGTTTGGCGTGTACACGGTGCCTGATGACCCGTATCCGTTGAGTCCGTTGGTCGCGGTGAAGAGCCAAGTTGACGATTTGAACGCCCACTTGAAGTCGATGCGGTCATCTGCGGCTGCATACAAGCGGATGATCATGGTCGATGCTCGAAACTCGAAGTTGGCTCAAGACATCAAGGACCGACCCCATGACTACATCGTTGTTTCTGAGTCGCTGGACAAGGACAGGATTCTCAATCTTGAGGTTGGGGGTATTACGGGGCAACAGGTGCAGTATTCTCAACTGGCTCAGGATCGACTGGACCGAGTGTCTGGAATGCAC